CCTACCCGTGTACAGTAACAATCCGCAACCAGAACTTCACTTTTTTCCCTGTTATTTTTCTTGCCAATCTTCCCATTTTCCAGTATAATCATGATATCGGTGCATTTGGCACCTGCTTCTTTATATGCAGGCAATTTTTTCACATCTTACTGGTTCCTGCGATTCTCATGTTCAGTTTTTTCGATGATTTCCATGACTATTTTCATACTTACGCACTCAAAAGATAAACGCTAAAACTCTGAACTTTTTATTTATTTTTTAATCACTAAGCAATCTTTCTGCACATCTCAAACTTCATGACTGCTTCTTGATTTGATTCCTTAAAACTTATTCACACGGGGAAACTGTTTCTCATCTTGTTGAAATTCATAACCTACATGAGCAAGCGGACATCCCCTATCTGCAATTTTATTTCAGGAGGTACTCTATGGTCTATGAAACATTTTTGAAAACAATCCAGTCGATGGTGCAGACGCGCCTCAATAAAAAAGCCAACGTCTCCCTGCGGCGGGTTCTGAAAAATAATGGACTGATGCTCGACGGGCTGAGCTTTACTAAACCCGGCTCACGGTTATCACCGACTGTCTATCTGAACGCCTATTATAATGAAGCGGAGGAAGGAATGCCGCTCTCCATTATTACCGATCAGATCTTGATGGTGTATGAGACAAATCCAGGATTTTCGGAGGATATCTGCGAGGAACTGCGTGATTTTGATGCCGTACGCGACCGGATTGCCTACAAATTGATCCACGCCGCTAAAAATAAGGTGCTTCTCTCCCACGTCCCGCATATTCCGTATCTCGATCTGGCGATCGTTTTCTATCTGATCCTCACTGACAATGAGGAGGGGCAGATGACGACCCTGGTACACAGCGACCATCTTGCCCTGTGGGATATTTCTCTGGAAGAGCTCGGCATACTGGCGGAAGAAAATACACCTCGCATACTGCCGTACCACATCAACTCCATCGAATCCACCCTCAATCAGCTCGAAATGGAGGACATCGTTGAAACGGAAGCTCTTCCATCGGTCGCTCTCTACGTTCTGACAAATTCGCGCGGCATCAACGGCGCTGCCTGCATGCTCTATCCCCGCGTCTTAAAAGAGTTTGCCGAAAGCCTGGGCGAAGATCTGATTATCCTTCCATCCAGCATCCATGAAGTGCT